TGTTAAAGAAGGCGTTGCAACTGCAGAAGCTGAAGAAATCAAAGCTAAATTGGAAGAAGCAGGCGCTTCAGTTACTCTTAAATAATAGAGTTTCCAATCTAGTATCCTAAAAACATGATTAAACCGCTATTCTTAGGACTAGCGGTTTTTCTTTTTATTTAAAAAGGGGCAAAAAGGGGGCAAACTATTTGTAAAGTTTATCTAAGACATCAACAACTTTCGACTTGATGTTCTTGGTTACGTGAGTATAGATTTCCATTGTGGTCTTTCCGTTGTCTTTATGGCCGACTCTTTGTGTGATAGCTTTTAAAGGTATATTGTTTTCAGCAAGTGTACTGATCAGGGTGTGTCGTAGAATGTGAGGGTGTAATGGTTTGTTAATTGGTTTCTTTAATGCGGCATTGGCATTCTTCATCAACTTACCAATGCTTGATTTATGGATAGGAATACCGCTAGATGAAACAAAAATAAAACCCATGTCTTTATAGTTCGGATTAGTACTCTTTCTTAACTTGTGAAGCTCTATAAATTCTTCTATAATCTCAATCTCTTTGTTGGTCAAATCAACCACTCTGATAGACGATAAGGTTTTGGGAGTTGTTTTAACGCCCTCTGAACCCTTGCGTGTTGGATCTAAAGTGCCATTAATAGTGATGGTGCGATTTTTTTTATCGTAGTTTTCAAATTTAAGCGCACCAGCTTCACCAACTCGGCAACCATTCAATGCCATAAACTCAGCCATTCGGGCAACATGATACCCTCGATTGTATTCTTTCATAGCTTTTAAGAGTCGTTTCAATTCGCTTTGCTCAAGGAACTTATCTTCGATACGTTCCATAGTTTCGTATGTGATGACTTTTTTTGGTAGCCTGACACGTTGGATAGGATTGCTATCAATCAACTCTAAATCTTGAGCATACTTGAATACCATACTTAGTACAGATTTATGCTTTTTTAATTTGATATGATTGTCTTCTGAATCTGTAAAATACTGTTGTGCGTATTTAGCGGTGATATTTTTAATTTTTATCCTTGGCGCAAAACTTTCTTTCACTTCATTGACCGCATAAACCATAGTTTTTTCGGTAGAAGCTTTGATGGACTTTTTATGGAGATCCCACCAGTCGCTTAGCACGTCATCGAAAAGCATATCAGTAGTAGTTAAGTTTTGTAACTTTTTAGCTATCTTTTCATCTAGTAGTTTTTTTGCTTCTTTCTTAGCTCTGCTTGAACCCGAATCGAGAGTTATAGCTAACCTTTTCCATTTCTCGGTATATGGGTCTTTGTATCTTTCAAAGAATTTATATTTTCCGTTTGGTAATTGCTCTACCCACATTGTATTTTCCTCTCATTTTTGGTAAAATGAGTACAAGAAAACGACCCTTTGAATGGTTGTTTCTTATACATGATTTCCTCACACTCGCCTTCGCCAAAAATTGAGTGTGAGGATTTTTTTAATTTCCATAAGAAACGACTTCGTAATGGTCGGCTCTTAATAACGGTATTGTACGAACGTTTCCTTGCACAGTAGTATATTCGGTAAGTCCAACATTAACACCATGTATTGTTATGATATCATCTTCGGCAATTACCTTTTTGTATATACTAGTTGGAATACCTACCATTACAACTTTGTCGTAGTCACTACCTATTGCAACACGTAGTAAATAATAAGTATCATCTTTTTGGTTTTGCAAAACCTTTCCTGAAAACGTTAGCTTTTTACCCTTTTCAATATCATCATGATTCCAAGCTCCAAAATCAACCTCTGAATATGTAGCAGGGTCAAATGGCTCTTCTGATGAGCTACTAGAAGAGGTCTCTGTTGATTCGCTTGCAGAAAATTCCTCCTCAGAAGACGATGATAACTCTGTTTCCCAATCGTCAGAAGAAGAACTAGATGTTTTCTCCTCGTTTGAACAAGCTACTAGAGTTAGAGCCAAGATGGACACAAAACCTAAAACAACTTTTTTCATAATATCCTCCTAAATGTCACTAGCGAATTTTAGATACTCATCTTGTATCATCACTTCGTCAGTGGTTGTTTTCAAGTTATATTTTAGCGCAAAGTTAGACCAATTGAAAGAGGTTGGATCATCATAAGATTCCAATTCTTCTTTTACTAAGGAACGAATCATAAATCGGTTAGCCTCATTTTCACAGCGTATAGGAGCGTTGCGGTAAATAGCTCCGATATGCTCAAGATGACCTAGCTCATGCAGCAGGACTTGATGTCGTTCTTCTGATGTCAATGAACTATTTAGGTAGATTGTCCGTGTTTCTGCATCATAAAAACCACGGGCATTCCATTGGTCTGGCTCAAAAGTCTGGAGTGATACTTGATATTGCTCCAGTAATTCTTTATCATTCTTCATAATCTCCCTCACCTAAAACTTATTTTTTGCTATTAAGGTATCCCTCTATGATTCCCTTGATAGCTTTTTTATCATCATCCGATAGAGGCTTACCATCAAATAGCATAATGCGATTGTCTAAGTCGTCTAATTCTATTTTCTCATTTGTGGATTTTCCTCCTGCTATGGTTGGATTATCTGTACGTCCCAAAAGGTAGTCGGTAGACACATGAAAGTAGTCAGCGATTTCTTGGAGGCGCTCAGAGTTAGGTGTTTTTGTTTTTAAAGTATAAAAATAATTTGTGCTATATCCTAGACTTTCTTCTAGTTTAGCCAAAGAAATCCCTCTCTTTTGAGCTAGTTCTTTAATTTTTTCTAGTGTTGAAAACATTGATTTATCAACCTTTCTTATGGTATCACAAAAAATATTCTCAAAAATCTAGAAAAAAGTCTTGACTAATTCTAGAAAAAAGTATAGAATAGTTTTTGTAAGTGATTGAGTTAGAAAAAAACGAAGTCAAAAATACGTTTTAAAAACTAAATATAAACGGTCGGCAAACTGTGAATATACGTAATCAACGGTATTAATAACCTTGTTTTTATTATGCCTAGATTATAGACTTTATTATAGAACTTGTCAAGGGTTTACACAACTTTTTTCTAACTCTTTTTCTTACATGTAAGAAAGGAGGAACATATATGCCCAACATGGATAACGGACGACAAAAAGTTTTGGACTATTTAAAAGAAAACAATCTAACCATTGCAACATTAGCAGTCCAATACAGCATGGCTCGTCAAGATGTAACTAACATCTTGAATGGTAAATTAAAAAATCCACAAGCGCATCGTTTTGTAGCTCGTGTGATTGAAGATTTCAAAATCAGATAGAAAGGAACAAACATGAAACCGGAACGATATCCGTATAGCGGAAAAAGAAAAAACCTTGAAAGACAAGCTGTAAACAGTAGCGTCACCTTTAGTGGCAGTAAGATCGTTATTAAAAGTCAGTCCATTACTGGTGTATATGTTCCGTCTGGTTCAAGGCGAAGTGGTTTATTACAGTCAACATTGATTGTTGATAGAAAGGAAAATTTATAGTGATTCGAATCGAAATTGAAAATTTATCAGATTTTATAGGATCTGCCAAAGAGGTTGTTAAAAAAGCCGAAGAACTAGAAGTAGCTGTTCAACGGCTAAATGAAATGGAACTTGAGCTAAAAACCAAGACGACTAATAAGTAAAGCTTTTTAAGCTTCAAAAGAAATCAAAAAAGCACCTAACAGAAGTCAGGCGCTTACCAAAAATAACTAATTGAATTATAACACAGAAAGAGAGGGAATGCCATGCCTAAAGCAGAAATCATTTACAAACCAGTTGGAATCAATGAGATAGCGACTGGCGGAGACTATGAGCATCTTTGTCAACGGTGGGAGGGGTTAACAGTCCATACAGCAAAGCAATTCGCAAAGGAAATGCGAGAGAATCCAGAGTTTGAACGATACGTTTTTAATCCGACCCACAAGCTAGTGTTTATAGATTATGAGGGCTTCCGCAAATTCTGGAGATGGAAGCAACTAAATCGCTATCGATCTAAAAAAATAAGCCTTGCCGAAATGGAGTCGGACAAGGCAATGACGAAGCGACTAGGCTTCTAAAAATAACTTACCTAAAGTATAACACGAGGGAGATTAAAATGCAATACGAACCACCAATCATCAGCCAAATCGCAGGAGCTACATTATGGCTTGCATCACTATTTTTAATCATGCTGTTTTACTCAATCAAAGAAGAAATCAAACGCAGACGTATTGAGAAACGAAATAGAGAGCTTGAAGCTCAGAACAGAGAATTGCTCATGCGTGAAGCTGAGTACAGAGCGCAGCAAATCGCAAGACAGCAAGCAGAGTACGCTTACTATCAGCATAAGAAGAATTTTAGCACAGAAGGGATCGAGGTGCCATTCCATGGTGATATTCGAGCGCAAACCGTACAGTCCGAAGAGTAGAGAAGCTGAGCTGTTGAAAAAAATCGAACAGTTAGAGCGTGAGAAATCGGATTTAGAAGCGACTATTAGAAAGAACAAGAACGAAATTCTCTGGTTGCAGGGGATGCTGAGATATAGAAAGGAGAGTTAATGGCGCAAAGAAGAATGATATCAAAAGAAGTTATCCAAAGCCAACGTTTCTTGACGTTACCACTTGAAGCACAAGCGTTATATTTTCATTTAATTGCTGCAAGCGATGATGATGGAGTTGTCGATGCGTTCCCAATCGTCCGAATGGTTGGGGCAAGAGAAGACAATCTTGGTTTGCTAGTCGTGAAGAAGTTTGTCTTACCGCTAAATAACGAAATGATTTATTTCGTTACTGACTTTTCAAGACAGAATAAAATCAGACAAGACAGGATTCAACCATCTATCTACCGTGATTTGTTGCTTGAAAAAACCGACCTTGTACGAGATGGAAAAAGATTAGTCGACAAGAATGAAATAATTGATGGACAAATGCCTGACAAGTGTCTGGCAAATGACGGACAAGTGGCAGACATATGTCAGACATCTGACGGACAAATGTCCGCACAGTATAGTATAGGTAAGTATAGTATAGGAGAGTATAGTTTAGAACAACTAAGTGCAGAAAAAGAATCTGTTGTTGATGATAAAAAACCTAAACAGAAATCTCTTTCCAAAATTATCAAAGAAAGCAACATCAAACTTAACGACAGGCAAGCTCAAATGCTATTAGATTATGTTGGCTTAGACAATATGACAATTGAAATGATCCAATATGCAGTTGAGCTGACAGAAGATGCGGGAGCTAATAACTTTAACTATCTAAACAAGATTTTGAAATCTTGGAGAGAGAAAAAGTTGACCTCGCTAGAAGCAGTCAAGAAAGATGTTGAAGAATTTGAAATCAGAAAGTCTAATCCATCAGCGGACAATCCAGCGGTCTTTAAACCTTATCGGGACGAGTTGCCGTTTTAGGAGGCATACATGATTGAAAAAATTGGATTTGAACCGCTGCACTATGTGAATGAAGACGAGATATGCCCTAAGCACTCTTGTTATATGTGGACGTTTAAGAAGCCCGTAAGAGCTATAAACAGAACAGAGCCTTATCAACCAACCTTTTGCCCGCAGTGCGTCAGAGAAAAAGTGGAACGGGAGCAAGAAGCTGAAATAGGAGAAGCATACACTTCATCAATTCTCAGAAACACATTTGATGTACTGGATAAGAACAGCTTGATTCCTAACGACTTGAAAGATGCTAGTTTCAAAACATTCACAGTATCAACCGAGGCTGACAATCTAGCTAAAAACTTCGCTCTGAGAGTAGCAAAGCACTACTTCAAGGACGGCAAAGGCAATACTGTTATTGTCGGAGAAGCTGGACGAGGGAAAACGCATCTTGCAATAGCAATAGCAAGAAAGATAAACGCAGACTTCAAGGCTATCAATACACCTAAGAGCGTATTGTTTATGAACGTTCCAGCTATGTTCCAGAAAATCCAGAGTGGTTTCGGTCGTAGAGACGTGCGAAGTGCGGACGACTGGCTGGAGCTATTGAAAAGAGTTGACTATCTTGTTTTGGATGACTTCGGCAAAGGCGACCAAGCG